AAAGAGCCAAAAGGATATTGGGCGCCTAATCATGAGACGAATAGGGTTGAACTTCCGTATGATAAAGTTACATATGTCGCGAATAATCTAAAAGGTTTAGCATTACTCCAATCTGGAGTTGATATTAAGTTAATTAACTTATTGAATAATGCAATAAAAGATATAAAGAAACTTGTACATGCAAACGATGAAGAATGGACTTATGATGCTGTAGTGTATTGGATGCATGGACTTGAAAGATTTATCAGGTGCTTAAACGAGTTAAAACCTGGGGTAGCAAATATGTGTATTGGACAGCATCAATTAAATAGCATTTTAGAACCACGTATGAGAAATTCTGAAATTGAATCTAACATAGTAGATCCAATCAAAAATGCAAATGATCAAACTATAGTTGAACTTAAGAAAATAGCTAAAATTATGGAAAAGGAACGTCTTAAAATTTTAGATGATCTTGGAGTTAAACGTAGATATGTTGAAGGCTATATTGAAAAGTATTATAATCATCCGGAAATAGAATTTTTAAACAGTCTTATATCTACAAGTATGATTGATTGTATGGATTTTAAAACGTCTGGTTTAGATATATCTGATGTGAATGTAACAGTTGATGTACATGAAACTGCCAATGGTAATATCCAATATTGGAGTTATAGGAACGTAGGGAGTGCTTCTGTGAATGGAACAGTTTATTCCGGAAATTTTTATAGTGATAAATCGCATGGATGGAATTGGAATAATTAAATCTTATAAATATGTATAAAAACCCTAATTGGATAATGATTGGTTTAATTATAATGGTTTTAATAGTATTATGGTTACTGATATCCTTTATCACTATGGATTTGGGTTGGCCCATAAATACTGCAGCAGGAAGATTCTTTGCAATAGTAATAATTATTGGAGTAATAAATTCAGCTATAGAAGCATAAAAAGTTCAAAAATAATTATATAAAAGACGTTTTAATTCGCTAATTTTTATTATATTTACACTATAATTAAAAAGGAAAAATATGATAACAATTATCGATAAAAATGTAAATGTAGAGTTTGCTAGTGATGATATTGGTGTTATAGGAATTGATACCAATAAAAATATTTTGTCTTTGCAAGAACTTCTTGTAAAGAATTTAAAAATTGGTGGAGTTTGGAAAAATGGTGATGAAAATCCATTACCTAAAATTGAATTGCAATTTCATAGAACAGATAGTATTGATTATTTAATAAAAGCACTTTTAGTTATTAAAGATCATATAAGATATCAAAACGGTGATTACCCATTAGCAGTTTAGTTATGTTACAAAGAGCAGGAATAATATCATTAGATATCTTACCAGAATTGGAAGATCATAACAATCCAAAAAATAGAAAATCCATCAAGTATAAAGAAATTGATGGATTGTTGGTTAAAATATCCTCACAGAGATATGCAGTATTTCAAAAAAGTTTACGGTGTGTTAAATGTCATTGTGAAGGAAGTTATTTTGCAATAGAACGGCCAAATCAACCTGAAAATGCAAAATATCATTTAAATCTTTATGGACTTAATAAAGATGGAAAAGAGATATTATTCACGAAGGATCATATACTTCCCAAATCTAAAGGTGGCCAAAATATTCTTTCTAATTATCAAACAATGTGTGAAAAATGTAATTATGAAAAAGGAAATAAAATTGAAGTATGAAACAATTAATGAAATTACATAAAGTTACACTTGTATCTGAAGAATCTATTTTAAGAAAAAAACAAATTAAGACTATTTATTATACTAATGATGTACAAATAAAGGAAGGTGATTGTATATACATTTCTCCTTTAACTACAGTTGATCATAGTTTATACTATAGTATATCCGTTAGAGAAGAATTAATATTAAAATCTTGTCCACAAATAAAAAAAGTTATAGGTGAAACTAAAGATATAATATTTGATACAGATACAAATCAACTTCCTATTCTTAACGATCTCTTAATAAAAAGAGATGATGAATATTTTATTTTAGTAGATGAAAATTTTAAAATAATAGAATAAAGTCATGAAAAAAACTTTTTTAATATTAGTAATTTCTATATTCTTATTTTCATGTGTACAATCACCAGCTAAAATTGGTGATAATCTAACACCATTTATAGTTGTTAAAATAGAATATGTGGGATACGGTTGGTGTGAATATACTGGGCATAGTAGAGCAACAATTAATTACGAACCAGGAAATAGACGACCTGTATTGATTTTACCTACTGGTATGTTTAATGTTGGAGATACTATAAACATTAATAATTTTGTAAAATAATGAGCACTTTACTGACAATAATTGGAATCATATTATTAGTATTAGGTGTTATTGTTGGTATCATATTGGCTATAATTTTAGTTTTATATTGTTTTTATTACATAGTAATTGGAATTGCTATAGTTGTGTGTATTTTTATTTTAGTTTTACCATTTTTATTATTATTTTAATATGAAAGATCTTAAAGATATTGGATTTTATACACTTTCTGACGAAAGAGCAAAAAATGTGTCGGAAACATCTCAAATGCAACGATGTGAGATGATAATTACAGAGTATTGCAATTTTCGTTGTCCCTATTGTAGAGGGCTGTCTGATGAAATTTATGGATTTAGAAAAATTAAACAACTTTCATTTAATGAAGTTGCCAACAATATTGACTTATGGTGTAAAGACAAACCATTAAAGAATATTAGATTTTCAGGTGGAGAACCTACTTTGCATCCTGATATTAAAAAAATTATTGAATATTCGTATTCAAAAGGAATTAAACGAATTGCGATATCTACAAATGGTTCTAATAAATTGGAATTATATAAAGATCTTATTTTTCTCGGATGTAATGACTTTTCAATATCACTTGATGCATGTTGTGCAGATGATGGCGATAAAATGGCAGGCGATGTTAAAGGATCGTGGGATATTGTTGTAAATAATATTAGAGAAATTTCTAAATTAACATATGTAACGGTAGGCGTAGTTCTTACGCCTGATAATATTGACAAAACAATAGATACTATCAGATTTGCTCATGAATTAGGTGTAGCTGACATTAGAATTATTAGTGCAGCTCAATATAATCAGCCAATACCTAGATTAAATGAAGTTGAACAAGAAATTTTAGATGCACACCCTATTTTAAAATATAGAGTAAATCATTTTGCCGAAGGAATTAATGTTAGAGGTATGTCTGAATCTGATTCTAAACGGTGTTCTATCGTGTTAGATGATTCTGTGATCGCTGGAAACTATACATTTCCATGTGTTATTTATATGAGAGAAAAAGGTAAGCCTATATGTGAAGTAGGCCCGGATATGAGAAAGGAACGAGTTAAATGGTTCAATGGTCATAATACATACGAAGACCCAATATGTAGAGCTAACTGCTTGGACGTCTGCAGGGAACATAATAATTCATGCGAAAAATTTAGATTAAAAAAATAGCAAAACATCATAATTAGCTTTGCATATAAAAATAAAAGCTAATTATGATAGTATATAAGACAACAAATCTTGTGAATAATAAGATTTATGTTGGAAAGGATAAAAAGAATAATCCAAAATATCTAGGTTCTGGAAAAATATTTCGTCAAGCTTTATTAAAGTACGGTGTAGAAAACTTTAAAAAAGATATAATAGAGTTTTGTGATTCTGTTGAGTCTCTTAATAAACAAGAAATTTATTGGATTGCAAAATTAAATGCAAGAGATCGTAATGTAGGTTATAATATATCGAGCGGTGGAGAATTTGGAGACACTATAACGTTTAACCCAAATAAAGCATTAATTTGCGCAAAAATATCTAAAGCAAATAAAGGGAAGAAACGAACTGATGAAACTAAAAAAAGATTAAGTGACGCTCTTATGGGGCATGCTGTTAATGAAAATACTAGACAACGAGTTAGAGAAACTAGGATATCGTTAAAAGGGAAGTGTTCAACTATAACAAAGGAAAAATTAAAAAATATCTTAAAAGATAGATGTTCTGGAAAAAATAATATTAATGCAAAGACATTTAATCTTATATCTCCTGATAATATATCATATGTTGTAACCGGTGGATTATTAAGATTTTGTAAAGATCACTCAATAAATGTAAATGTTATTAGATCATATACAAACAAAGGAAAGATACCACCAACTAACAGAAAAGATAATTTTATTAGGCATAACACAATAGGTTGGGAAATAAAAAGTAACATATAAATTTAAGTCATAATCCATAAAAACTTAATCATGAAACGAATTATATTAGGAATTTTAATAATTGTAGGGTTTAGTTATACAGTCTGCTCACAAGAAAATCCATGGCATGTAGGTGTAGACCTATATAATACTTATGTCTTTCGCGGTGCTAAATTTGGAAATGGCGCATCTATTCAACCATCATTTAACTATAATAAATCCAGCTTCACATTTGGCGCTTGGGGATCCTATAGTATGTCAAATAATAGTGTAGATGATCCATTTATAGAAACAGATTTATACGCAACATATCTTATACAATTAAATGATAAATCTTCGATATCGTTAACATTTACTGATTATTATTTTCCAACCTATGCTACATCTTATTTGAGTAGTGATTATCATTCATTTGAGCCTTCTGTAACATTTAATATACGAAAATTATCGTTAATGAGTGCTTATATATTGAAAACTAAAGATGTATATAATGAATTAACATTTAATTTCAATAATGTGAGTATATTTGCTGCAGCAGGTAATAAAATGTATACAAAAGATGGTAATTACACTATTTGTAATTTAGGCGTTAAGACAATAAAAACAATTAAATTATCGGATAGTTTTTCTATACCATTAAATGGTGGAGTAGTATTAAATCCGTCGACAGAGATGTTTAGTATAATTGTTGGAATATCGTTATGATAGACATAGAAAATGCATCACATAAAGAATTATTAGAAGAGTGGGAAAAATATTCTTGTGATTGTTTTGGATTCTATAGAAATGCTCTTTATATAGCAATTACAAATAAAGGAGGATGGCTTAAATATGTTTAACAAAAAAGTTAGAGAAAATACTGGTTTGAAATGCCCAATAACTGGCAGTAATCTTATTTACACTGGTGATGAATCTGCATTTATAATGCATGGTGATTCTTTTTATGAAGCAGAGTCTGATTCTAAAATACAATATAGTAAGAATACAAGTAGTGTATTCTATAATCTTAGAGGAACTGATAGATGGTTTAGATTTAAAGATCATAATTGGACAGAGTATTTTGAAGTCCAAACTGTTGATTTTATTTCAATGTTCCCAATCGGTACATCTCAATCAGAAATTGATGAGATTATAGAAAAAAGGAAGATTGGAAGAGATGAAAGAATAAATCTTTATAATAAAAGAGTTGCATCTGGTGAAATAACTGCAGGCCCAGTATTAACACAGATTTCAGCTAACTCAATTAACGTTGATGAAGTTACAATATCTCCAATGGATCTACCTAAAATGGAACTAAATTATTTTAATAAAAATATGTCAATAAAAAAATTTGAAGTTATAACAAATTGGTTAGTTCAATTTGAAATTGGTACTATTGTCCAATTTGATGGAAAAGAATATTATAGAGTTGATGGCGATCAAACTGATAGAAAAATTCATAAGGATATTGTAGAAGCAATTCCACTTTGGTTTAAAGAAATAAAGTAAAATTATAAGATATGATAATAGATAAATTAAAACAATTAATTAGATACGAGTATAAACTTAATTCAGGTGAATATTTTTTAACTTCGTTAGGAGATTATGATAAACGTAGTGAAAATATTGTAGTATTTAACGTTAAATTTGTTGTTAATTTTAAAACATATCTTTTTTGCAATTATAATGTTATTAATAAAATTGCTAATTATGAATTTAAAAAGATTATAACAATAGATTATGATGGCAATGTCTTTGAATTTTTAAACATTGAAGATTTCGTAGAATATTGCTCTCATGATCGTATGATAGAAAAATTTTATAAATTTGATTTTCCGAATGAAAACTGAAAAACAATTGCAATGTATAACATTAGCAATTAATTATATTGAAAAAATATTTGAAGATATCGATAATATTTGTATGCTTGCTATTGATGTACATTCTAAATCATATGATGCATTTTATGATTTAAGACAACGTCTTTATGAAACATATTTCAAGAATATGGAAGGTTATCAAGTTTATTCTGGAGTAAGATATTAAAACTATGCAAAATACTAAAATAATATTTTATTGTACACATCATCAATATGGGAATTTTGAAAAGATAATTTTTGAAACAACAATTAGTAATAAAATTGATAATTTACATGAGGCAAAAGAATGGTTAAGTGACAAAATTATTGAATCTATTTATAATGATTTTGATCTTTATATTGTATTCGATTGGATTATAATTCATTATGAAAAGACGATAAATGAGTGTAATGCAATTCATGAAATAAAAAGAATTAATGGTAGATTAACATTTCCAATCAATAAATCAAAAAAAACTAAGTCTAAATATTTACTGTCTGAAGAAGAATATAACACAAAATGTACAAAATTAGAAAAGAAAAAAATAGATGGAAGTACTGAATCTAATGATTCAGTTAAGAAAACTTATCGGTCATGTTGGATAGATACTTCAGGTAAAATACATTTTGTTGGGTTTGCAATGCATAATGAGTATGCATCTAATTGGTTAGAAAAACATGATAGCATACAATACGAGAAGATTCTTGAATCTTGGGGTCGTTATCACTATGAAGAGCTAGAAAGTAGGGGATGGATTAAAATATTAGGATGGATAGATCCACCATGTTTTGTATTACCTAATAGATTAACACCTAATCAAAAACAATCATTAAGAGATTATTGTATTGCGCAAAATGTTAAATACGATGTTTGGCCAGAAATTTTAAAAAGTTAATGAAAAGAATACCTGCAATTCAATTTACATATGATTTATGGAGAGCCGGCTCTCTTTCCGAACTTGGAATACCTCATAGAGAATGGTCTATACGAAATAGCCAATCTCTTATAAGAGAAATGGCTGTTGGATTTACAGAAGGATATAAATTGCATGTTAGGCCTAAACCTGAATATATTGCTGTTATGTTCTTTAATAATAATATTCATTTTTGGACGCACTTAACGAAAAAGGAGTTTTTAATATGTTTTCCAGAGTTAGAAAATGGTTTAAAGAAATTAAAGATTTAAAGTATTTTGCATATCATGACGAATTAACAGGACTATATAACAGACGTTATATCAATACTTTAGATATAAAATTATATAATCATGTTTATTTTATCGATATTAATGATTTAAGAGAATGGAATAAATATGGGCATACTGAAGGAGATAAACATATTATATCTTTTGTTAATACGGTAAAAACTGATTATCTTTCTACGTTGGATTGTTTTATTAGATATTCCGGTGATGAATTTATAGTTCTCTCTAAATTGCCTAAATCGTTTACTACTAATGCATTATTTTCAGTTGGATCGTCAAAAATAATTGGGGATTTCAGAAAATGTATTGAAGCTGCTGATAAGGAAATGATAATTAATAAATCAAATTACAAACAAAAATATTAAGATGAAAGAAATATTATTGGATTTTTTGACACACATTAATGATGAGTGTACAGATGAATACGGAAATTTGCAGGTTCTCATTTCACAAAATGAACAAATAAAAAAAGATTATTATTCTCAAACGCCCGAAGGTATAGTGGAAAATTATATGTCAATACATAATTTACACTAATATAATTAAAATAAAGTAAAATATAAATATGAAGGTATTATTCATTGGTGATATACATGGCAAAACCGATTGGAGATGGATATTAACTCAAACAAATCAATTTGATAAAATCGTATTTCTTGGTGATTACGTGGATAGTTTTGAAATTACGTCTAAAGTTATTGAAGATAATCTAAAAGAAATTATAGCGTTTAGACGAAAATACCCTGATAAAGTAATTACACTACTCGGAAATCATGATTATGCGTATGTATTCGGAAAGAGCAATACGTCAGGATTTAGAAATGAAGAATATTTTGATTTAAGAGAAATTTTCGAAAAAAATTGGGATATATTTGATGTAGCTTGGGGTTATAAAAGTCTAACTAAATTAAATAATAGAGGATTACCGCAATATACTTTAGCATCACATGCAGGTTTAACTCAAACATTTAAGTCATATTTTATTGATGGCGAATTTATGACAAAAGGCTCAATATTAAATAGAATGTATGATGATGAAGAAGATTATAAATTATCTCCTATACATGAAGTTTTAAACTATTTAAAGGATAATATTACATTACTTTGGATTATTGGGTATGTTAGAGGTGGGGTAAACAAAACTGGCAGTATAATATGGGCAGATAAATCTGAGCTCATCAGGGATCGATATATCGGTATAAATCAAATAGTTGGTCATACTGGAGCTTACTTTATTGACGTAAATGAAAAAAATGATGATAATATATATTTTATAGATAAAAGAAGTAATGAAACTACATTTTTCTTAGCACTCGATCTATAAAAATAAATATTATTATGCAAGCCAGATTTATTATAAATGAGATTAAGCAAAACATTAAAGGCAGTGGTCTATCGCCAATTAATATTGGCAGAACAACTCTATTTAGATCATATGATTATTTTATGGAAAATATGCCAGAATGTATTACTGATAAAACAATAGAAGAATTTTTGAAAAGAAATTCTTCTGCGATAGATTATAGTAAACTCCATTTATTTTTATCTGAACCATATGATGATTATCTTGAAGTTAAAGGAATGACAAACAAATTTATGCTCAGCTATATTGAAAATTTGCGTGGCCCGTTTAAAGTGGAATATATTAGCATAAATGATGATGATTATTATATTCATAGTTACTATAATACAAAATACAATATTGGGTTTTTTCACATTCAAATATTAAGTACAATGAATAATGAATATATTTATTTTGTAAAATATAAATAAATCAAACAGATTTAATTCTCTTTATTATTTAGAACACCTCAGATGGTGTTTTATATATTTTATAGGTATTCCTATATTATTTATATAAAACACCATCTGAGGTGTTCTGATTTAATTACTCATAAACCTTTACTGATTTAATTATAAATTCAGTATTTTCTTTAGTTAACCAATCAGCTGCATTATTCAATAATAAATAATTGGAATCATTTGTAACAAATTCAGGATCTTTTGTTCTAAATTTTGCAGTTAATATACCATCAGTATAAAAATTATATCCATTATCTAATAACTCTACCGCAAATTCATGAAATTTATTATCATTCCGTATAATACTACTACCAATTCCGTATTTCCTGTAAATATCATTAGCATATCCATAATGTACAGTATGACGTATTTTATGCTTAATAATTTCCATAATATCTATTTCAGGAGTTATTTGTTCTCTATTATATCCTAGAATTTTCCTTCCTTTTTTCAATAACCAAATTGCTATCCAACTTTCACACACATTAGATTCTATTAACCATACACCTTTTGAATGACTAAATGTATTATATGTATCTATCATACCTGATGTCCAATTTGTTGTTCTTTCACCTTGATAAGTAGTTCTAGTAGCTTTATCTTTATAACATTTTATTGAAACACCATCTGGAACAAGGCTTACAGCATCCTTAGAAAACCATACATCATTATCATTATAAAACTCATTATGCTTAACTGTAAAATTATCCAAATTTGCAAAATTATCAGAAAATACTAATTTTCTATCAGAAAAGCTTTTCTTTTTAAGCCATTTTTTAAATAGTATAAATCTAAGTTTTAAGTAAATATTTTCTAACCTGCTAATCAATAATACATTTTTCATTTGTTTTATTTATTTTAATTGTATATTTTATATATCATTTAAATGCTGTGTAGTATCCAAAATGAAAAAGCAAAAAGGGAGAGTCTTAAGACTCTCCCTTTTTTATAGAGATTTAGATTTTAATCTATTAGATTATAGCACCATCATTAGTTTTAACATATAATGTAACATACTGTGTTTCAGGATGGAATCCAGCATCTACTAATGCATATCTTGATTTGATGATGACCTTAGGAGCGCCTGTACCTTCAGTGATAAGTTTTACAGATTCTGCCATTAAGTATGGAGCAAATACAGTTCCTGGTTCGTCAGCTGCACCTTTTCTACCTACTAAGATACGAGTGTCAGAATAAACCATGTTAGGATCAACATAAATAGTCATTCCAGCTATTGTTCCAAGAGGATACAATGAACCATTAGTTTGAGTAATAGTGTTAGCTATTGGAGAGAATGAATATTGTGTATTAGTTTGAAGAGCAGTAGCCAATTTCAAGTTAGTAACAATAAAGTTAGCAGGACCTCTTCTACCTCTTTGAGCAACTACATTACCTCCGGCAAGTACAAGTGCCATAACTCTCTTAATGATAGTATCTTGGTTTTCGAAACCAGTTGTAGCAGCATAGATTTTATATCCAGGGACAGTCATAGTAGCATTAACAACAGCTCCACCTTCATTATATGCGTAATTAGGAGAAGTAGATCCAGAAGTACTAGTTAAGTCTAAGTTTAAGTTAATAGCTTCAACAGCGTTAGCTTTGATATGGTTTTTCCATCCATGTGCGAATAATCTAGAAAGGATGTGTTTGTTAATACTTTGGGAAATTTCGTTGATACCAGCATTTTCTACCATTGCAATAACATCAATACCCCATTGTTTGTTAAGATCTTGAATTTGTTCTTGAGTTACAGATACAGCAACTTGGTAAGTTCCAACTTGAACAAATTTTGTGAAAACTTGAAGACCTAAAGATCTTGGGTAAGTTCCTTCACCTGTTCCTCTGTCCATTGGTTCATAAAGAGTTGTTCCATTTACGAAAGTACCATTCCAGTTATCAGTATCATTAACACCAGCTCCAGTAAATCCTTGTACTTGGTCTTCTAAAGTAGAAATTAAAGTAGGATAAGTTGTTACGTCAGCTACTGAAGAGTCAATAGAAATAATAGATCCACCATCGAATACATCAGCTAAATTAGTAGCTCCATTAGAGAAAGTACCAGTTTTAAACATTGCAAAACCATCAATTCTTGATTTTCCAATATAAGTAGCAGTTAATTGTTTTCCACCACCAATAGAAGAATCTTTTCCAAATGTTACAGCTTTACCGTCAGTAATCCAAAGTTTAGCAGAAGCATCTATAGCAACTTTAAATGTATTAGGAGCTTCGAAAGTTCCAGCCATATTGCTAGGATTTACAGCACCTGCTTTTCCTGGTTGAGCGCCGTAAGGTTGTTTTCCACCAGCATAAACGTAATCTAAATAAGATACAACTCCAGTTGGTCCTGGCATTGGAATTACATTAACGATGTCGAAACCTACCGTTCTTGCTGCTACTTGAAGTGCCATTGGAAGTAATGCTGGCCATTTGTCTCCAGAACCTTTTACGTTATCGCCAGTAAACTGTGCTCCAGTTACAGCTGCTTGAGATGCAGGAACTGCATTACCTACTCCAGGTACATTATACAATGTTGAATAAGGAGCAGAAACTCCGCCCATAGCTGCTTCATTAAGAGCGTGAAAGTGAGCGTATTTAGCAACCCATGCTACTCTACTTTTATCAGTAATACCAGTAGTAGATTCGATCATAGGGGCCCATTTTGCTTGAATTTGTTGTTCGTTTAATTGTGCCATTTTATTTTTTTATTTTTATTTTATTTATTTATGAATGAAATTGAGTAATTACAACTTGCTGCACCATTATCTATATAAATTATAACGGTTCATTGCAGCTGCAACATTCGCAATCAACGGATCTAAATCATTGGATGTATTAGAAGATTTTCCTATAATCACTTTTGATTCATTAATACTAATTGATGGGGTTTGTGAAATTCCAGAAGTTTCCCAAAAGTTATTAATTTGATATTGATTTTCTAATGTGAAAAATTCAGATTTAGCGGCCAAACTTTCTTTTAACTGTTCAGATGCTTTATTATAAGCTTCTTTATACTGTTTTGGAGCAAGTTCTAACCATTTAGGTTCTATTGTTGCATTATTTGATAACGCACTTTCCCAAATATGTAGTATTGAGTCAGATTCTGTTGTAGGTGTTTTTGCTACTCTATCGGCCACTTTTTGTTTATCAGTTGCACTTAATTCAAAAAATCTTTTATTATCACTTTCTGATAACAATTTTATAAATGGATATTCACTCATAGTTTGTTCATTGATTACTCTTTGTTTTTCTGAGATTTCAATGATTTTAGAAAGTTTTTCATTAAGATTATTTGATCTAAGGTTAATAGAAGAAACTACATCTATAGATTCCTTTAATTTAGATTCAGGTTTTACATTTAATTTTAAATTTTGAGATGCTGTACTTGGAGCATCTTTAGTTGCTGGTTGAGCAACTGCAATAGTTTTTGTTTTATCCATAACTTTCATAGTAGATGGAGTACCAGTAGCTTTTAGTGGAGCTTTGGCTTCTCCCGCACTAGGTACACTACTATCAGAAGTTTTCAATTTTGCTGGTTTTTTGCCTTTTGTAAAATTAATAGTTCCTTTTTTGGCTATAATAGTTTTAGTTTTTGCATCTATAACAACGCCACCATTACCAGTAGCTATATCACCAACTTTAACATTTCCAACTTTACCTACTTTGTCAATAACTTTCATTCCCTTTATAGTATTTTCATTTAAAGGTTTTGAATTAATAGAATTAGTTTTAAGCATTTCGTCAATTTTTGATTTTAATTCTGGATTACTTTTGGATTCAGCAACCAATTCAACATATTTAATAAGTTTTTCTGCGTCTGCTTTACTCATAGCTCTACCTAACATTTGTTCGGTATAATTTGCAGTGTAATTTAATCCTTTTGCTATATCGGAAGCCCATTCATGCATACCATTAATAGCCTTAGCTTTTTCTGTTCCCCATTCATTTAATGAATTAACACCTTTTGCAATTTGTCCTGTCCATTCATTAAGATGGTTAAGCATATTTGCGTTATGATCAGCAGTTTCCGCTATTACATTTGTAACTTCTGCATTTCTTCCAACCCAATCTTGCGTATAGTTTAAAGTTTTAGCATTATAATCTACTGTCTCTACTATTTTTTTAGTTAAATCATAATGTTCATTTCCTTTTATAGCAAGTTGATTAGCAAAATTTCCAACTTTATTAACAGCTTTAGCTATATCTGTTTGCCAGTTAATAGCACCTTCTTGTAACTTTCTTGTTTTTTCAATATATCCACGAATCTCTTTTATTTCTTTTGATACATTTACTGGATTGCTTGAAGTTTCAATTTTATCTAACCTTTCATTAAGCTTTAGTAATTCATTTTTGAAATATACTGTCCATTCTTGAACTGCATCTTCATTAACGGTTTCGGTTTTTTTATCCATATTCTTATTTTTATTTTTAATCATTATAGCCGAAGCCTCTTCTCTTAATTTATAAGCAGGGAATTTATCAGTAACATCAAAAATAGAAATGTTTTCATTTACTATTCCTAATTCACCAACCATAGATTTCTTTCCGTAAGAATCAAAATTATTCATGCTTTCTATAAGAAGCTTGATCTGTGCCATTTTAGGATCTAAAGATTCGTTTACAGTATGTAACTGAGCTTGTTCAAATCCAGGCTTTGCCACTAAGTCATATGTATAAATTTGTTGAATTTCAACAGACTTATCATCATTTACTGATCCAGCTGCTCTGGATGATATAGAAAGAGGTATGCCAGCTTCTAATAAAGATTTTGCTATTTGTCCTTTTGGTGTGCCATCAAGAATTTCAATTCTTCCTTTAATTTGTCTAGCACCTTGATCATACCACAATTCAGTGATTCTATGAGACACATTGGCTAATGAAACTTCGAAACGTTCAGGATGATCCAATTCTCCTAAAAGACTATTATTTGCAATATCCTTTTTTAAATACTCTAAGTGAGGCAAATATTGAGACTCATCATAGATTCTACCATTGCGATTTTCTTTACCAAATTCTGCAAAAACTCCCTCAAGAACAGTTTTACCACCTTTATTAATTTTTTGAAGATTTTGTGAAGATCTTTCAAGTATTAAAACAGTTTTTTCGTTCATTTTGTTAAGTTTTTATTATATATCTAAATTCTAAAATTGATAAATAATAGGTGTTGAAATATTTAAAGAAATATGCAAATAATCATTATTAGATAAATATGAACTAAAATTAATATATAACGTATTTTTAATTAGTCATATGCAAATAGTTATAATGTTAATCTAATGTTTATATATGAAATATAATGAATATATAAAATAAACTATCAAATGATTGTCAGGGAATATTTAAATGAAATAAAAATAAATAAAGAAACTTCTGGATTAAGTTCTATTGGAATTGGAAAAGAAGGAGTGTTAAAAGGATGGTCATCTGCAAAAAAAGAAATACCAAACATAATATACAGATGTAAACAAATGAGTGAAGTATTCGCTGGTCCTAGATATAATGATCTAAGAAAGATAATAGAGCGACAAGGAAATTTTTCATTTGAAGATATGATTTGGATTGATGTAAAACAAGAATCTTTTAATTTTACAGTAGAAAGAATGCTACGAGATTGGGGAGATCTATGGAATTTTTCGACGATTTTTATAGTAGGTGGAGCTGAATGGGCATATCGTCATACAGTCTGTAAATTTGATGAAAACTCCAAAGTTGGTATATTAAAAGTTAAAAACCATGATACTATCGAAAATATAAATGGATACTTCATACAAAATAAATAAACGCATGAGAGCAAAATTTATTAATGAAATAAGACAATATAAAGAAACTTCAGGCATAGGTTCTATTGGCTTAGGTAAAGAAAAATTATTTCCTGGTTGGTCAATGGTAAAAAGAAAATATCCGAAAATTCTTGAAGAATTTTCGGATATTTTAGGTTTTATGCACCCAGTCGGACTTAAAATCAGAGCCCATGGTGATAAATTTGAAAAACTATTTAGAATAATAGAAAAAGATGTAAATGATGCTATATGGGCAAATAGAAAAGCGTTAGAAGATAAAGTTGGTAATGTTCAAGAATTTAAAAATGCATGGTATAATGATGCAAATAATTATAATCTTGCCTTATAGTATGCTTTTGACTCAAATTCAAAATTAGTACCTGCAGGTTTATCCCAAATATAAGAATATGTAGAATTGACGTGGGTTACAAATGGATAATATGTATATGAATTTAATTTGCCATGTTCTATAGCATCGCAATACATATCATCTGTGGTAGTTTTAAATGTTTCCAACATATTTATTATTTTATCATATGCAATATCTCTAATCATCATTGAATGTGTTTGTTGTGTAAATGATGATTTCACGACATTTGCTAACATTAAATAAGATGGAATAGGCGTAATCCTAGGTATACCAGATAAGTATACATGCTCCCATGATGAAGGTAACATTCGTTCTAATAATTTAATTCTTTTTTCAAAATCATCGCATATTGTAATATCATCTTCAAAAACAATAAATCTTTCAAACTTATTTTCTTTAGCCAATTTTATAGCATTAATATGTGACATTGTACATCCAATTTCGCCAGGCATGAATTTTTCACCATATCGCCAACCACCATTTAAAGATATGTATCGATTTTTTTGATCATCTGATAATAAATTACCATCTATCGCATCCATTAAAATATAATCTAGATTTAATCTATCTAATTGTTTTTTAATTTTTTCTCTACGATCTATTGCTCTATTTAGACTTATTACTATTATCTTCATATATAACTTCTTTATATTTTGCTATATTATTATAATTATCTTCTATGAATTTTTCATATGGATATTGGTTTAAGTTAGGCCATTTTTCAATTTTTTTCTTTTTAATTATTTCTACATTGACAATAGGTTTAAATCCGCCATCGCCTATCATACAATCCATTGAACTATCATATGATGTCTTTTGTCTATTTTGAACCCTATTTTGGACTGATTGCATTGGAATACGTTCTATTCTATTACCATATATTGCATGATATCTATCCATAAAATCGCCATCTTCTTCTCCATACGCAATTAATCTTTCATCAAAATACCCAATTTCTGATAATAATTTTTTAGATATAACAAAAGTTCCAAAAGTACTATTTAATAAAAATACTTCTTTTGTTTGTATATGCATATTAATTTCATTAATGGCCATTGGATTTGCAAATGTAATATCGTCATTCATCATAAAGACATGTGTTGTTCTAGCATGTATCATGATATTATTCCACATCTTTGCTAATCCAGTATATCCAGGGAACATAAGTGGATAAATATTTGGTTGGCTTGCACATACTAATAATATTGATTTTCTATAATCTTCTGGCATTATTTCACCATGATTAGTTGTGATAGCTAATATAATAGGTATCGTCTTATTATAATATCGTATTGCGTTAATTTGTGAAGTTACTTCTGGTAATCTATTTCTAAATGTAGTTATGCCTATGCTAAGTGTTTTCATATTTTTTATTATAATGATGAGGTAGTTCTATTTCGTATAATTTTAATTGTGATGAGTAGATTCCAACATATCTTTCCATGATGCCTCCTTGAAATCTATATCGATGTTGAGTATCAAATTTATTTAATTTTCCAGATTCTATAATTATTGAAATAAAGTTTAACATATCTTCAAACATACGCGAATCTAGTAAAAAGGCGTCACATAAATTAATTCTTGGATTTTTTATTAAAAGTTTATCCCTAGTTAAATTAGTAGAAAAAAACTTATTATAATCTTCTATTATTTCTAAATAACAATTTTTACCATTTCCTGTTAATTTATTAGGGAAATTTTCATCCATCATTATATGTTGAAGATAGTCTTTTTGAAAATAATATGTCGAAAAAGAGATGAAGTTGTTATCTAAATTAACAACTTCATCTAATAATTTAGTAATTCTAATATTTCCACTATTATTAAGTTCATAATCATAATGAATAAACCCAATATAATCATATTTGGTATGCAATTGCATTTTATACACATTATAGATTGCTTCGAACTCAGCGTATTGTTTTCCTAAATGTATAAATTCTTTGATATCGTGTTTATTTAAAATGGAATATTCTGAATTTTCTATCCTATTTTCACCAACATTAATAAATTCCCAATGTTCATCAGAAAAATTAGGATCTTTATAAAATTCAGGTATTATAGGACCATGCGTTACTATATAAATTTTCCAAGTTTTCATACGTAGGCTACTAAAATATCATCAATAAAAGTCTGACCTTTATCATATCCATTTTCTAACGTAAATTTATAATTACTATTTATATCTAAACATTTATCTTTAAGAATTGCGGTATTAAATCCATGATTTTCAATAGACCAACATCTAAGATCATCTATTAATATAGTATGGTTTTTAATATGATGTCTACTTATAATTTCAAGTTCTTGTAATAATGGTGATTCTACTTCTCCTTTAGCAGTATGTGGTCCTGAATAATGACCATCTAACCAAAACGTAACTGGCGTATTTATATTATTCAATAAAGCTTCTAATTCTTTATGAGATTCTCCTAATACTAAATGTACTTTTAGATTATATTTAAATCTTTCTACACAATTATGAAAATGTAAAGGACTTAATTCTATTGAATACACTTTATTAAACCCTGCATCGATTGCTGATTGTATACCATCGCCTAAATAAGATCCTGTTTCAATAAATACAGGATTCAAATATTTTTTAAAAATTTCGTTGTTTGCTGGCATTTTTTGTTATTTTTAGTTATAATATATCCAGCATCCACCCATATAAGGTTTTGCTGTAAATGTGAAAAATTCGTCAACTGCCTGTTTTACTCCGCACGTTGGTTCGTTATAATCATGGCCGGCAATAATACCACCATATTTTATTTTTGGAAACCATAATTGTAGATCACGTTTTATACCTTCATACCTATGATCGCCATCTATAAATAAAAAATCTATAGAATGATCGTCAAAATGATTATATGCATCTTTACTATCTGAAACTATGGTAGTAATATAGTTTTTTAATGGTTCAATATTTTTATAATAAGTAGATAAAACTGTTTGATTTTTTACATCAAAATCTTCGTCATAATCTCCTCCTTCACCATTGAATGAATCTATAGTAAAAAACTTTATTTGTTTATTATGTTTTTTTATTTCTTCTGCCATATATACAGCAGATTTTCCTTTCCACGCACCAATTTCAACAAATATATTATTAGGGTTAGAATTAATAACCATATTACTATATAACGTTGAAAATGTAAACATCCCATCTATTTTTTCCCAATACATATTTATTTGTTTATTACGTCAACTAACCATTCTTCAAATATGGCTAGATTATTTTCTAATTTATTTTTTTGTTCAGATGTAAATACTGGTTCATTATATAAATCTAAAAACATATTGTCACTATTATCAATTTTTTTTATGACATCTAATACGCTTGAACCAGTTAACATTAATTGATGAACATTTATAAAAGATCTTTCATTAAAGTCATTTACTGCTTTAGAGTCGCCCCAATAGATTGGTAATGAATTTCCTAAAAAACCATCCATTAATTTTTCTGTACAATATAATGGATGAGAGCTATTTTCATAACATAATGAATACTTGTGTGTATTATTAATAAAGTAATCATATTTAATATCTCGCCAATATTTGTTATTGGAATTAATACGTTGTAATGAAAAATCGTTTGTCATATATTTACCATATGAATGTACTCTTTTATATGAGTTCAAACTATTATATATTGAGTTACGTATAAAATTATTTCCGTTAGATACAGTAAATGAACAAAACCTATTAAAGATTACATCTTTTTTATTTTTATCAGTATACAATTTATCTTTTAAATCAGGATTTTTTATTAAGTATGCTTGCCATAATGGCAATCTAAAGTTAGTTGTAGAATGATTATCAAATGATATAGTATAATCTGTTTTGAATTGATTAGCTCTATAATTTTCTGCAATCCATAATATTTTTTTAATATTTGGATATTTGTTTATATCTTTCATACCATTAAAAATAGAGTGAAATATTACATCGGGATTTTTTTCATCTAAAACTATATTATAATATTTAGATAAAATCGGTGTAAATATATCTTCATATATTATTTCTGGCCAAAAATCGGCAAACCATATTTTAAGTGTTTTCATAAAATTTATATGAAATTAATTATTATGAGTTTTATAAATATTCTGTAGAACTTATGCCTAAATTAGTTATAGTTATAGTATTTTGATAATTTTTTACTGATCGTATATTAGATTCTAATTTAGGATTTGGCACAACAAGTGATGGTGTAGATACATAAATATTATAATCTTCATTTTGCATATTATATGTTACCACATCAGAAATAGTAAAAAACTTATCTTGATGTTTTATATAGCCTTCCATAGTTTTTCTATTCATTCCATACGCCATCAAACTCCATGATCCGGCAGCTTTCATCCACCGTGAATTAATTCTTACATTTTGATCATATAGCTCATACTGGAAAGCATATAACATCATCATATCCCAATTAGAAGGAATTGAATTATACGATTTTTCAAACTTTTCATTGAAGTTCTTATGAAAACATACGTCGTCTTCAAATACAAAAAGTTTTTCAATACCATCTTCGAGTGCTTGTTTTATAACGGAATAGTGTGACAGAGCACACCCCATTTCATATGGTTGTGTAATATTAAAGTGTCCTACTTTTGCATCTGTAATCGACTTGACTATATTAGGAAGGAATCCATATTGAATGGCATTATACCATTCAACTTTAATTCCTAGATTATCAAATTTAGATTGTGTAATTAATCTCTTATCTTTTCTATTTACAAGATTTATACAAATAGTACGATCAAATTTTTCGTTTATTAAATGCGTCATTTATCTTTTATTTTAAAAATATTTGTTTTAATTTTATTAACATCAAAATTAATAATCATATTTATTCTAGGTAAGTCATGTATATTATATTCTTTATCTATTTTATATGTAATGCCTAATGTTGAACATATATCTATAAAATTTAATTTTTGATTTTCGTTTGATATAAAAAATTTATCCCAAATACTTCTTAAATTTTTACTAGCTATTTTTAAAATAAAAAATTCTATTTCTTCATCTAAAATAGAATGTTGAGTGCCAATATACGACCCAATAAATCCCAACTGATTTGAATATATTCTATTTTTTACTATAGACCAAGTTTCCTGATTTTGAGTTACCCATGCGTCGATTGTTTCTTTTACTTTAATCAAATCTTCTTTTTCTATTTTTTTCATTTTATTAAAATAAAGATCTTATTTTTGTGTTTACCATATTAGATTGCGCATCCTTTAGCATTTTTTCTGCCTTATTCTTTTTAGCTATATTAGATTTTTGCGTCTTTGACATACACTTTTTTACTAACACTTGTTTGCCTGCTTGTAAATAATGAACTTCTTGTTTTTCAAATTCACCTATGCCAAGAACTGGTAATTTTCCACTATCTTCAATTTTCATTATTTCATTGGCAAAATCGGTATTAACAAATTTTTCACAAATAGCTCTAACAGTTAAATTAATTGGATTCTTACCTGTTTTCAGTATCAAATCAATTGCTTCAGGTATTACATTGTCTGCATTAAATTCATCTAATACAGTCTGATAAGAAACATCTCTATATTTCTTTAATTCTTCAGGATTATTAGACAATTTAATTAAATATTCTGCGATTTCTTTTGTATTAGTTCCATCTGTATATATAGCAGAATATGGTATATCAATGTATCGTCTGCCGTCTTTAACATGATTATTTTCGGCCCAATCTTTGTCAAAAACAGGTATTGTGCCTGACCCAGCAATTTCTATCTGGCTATACTCCATCCTATTTCCATAATTTTGATGTGCTCTAGGTAAACTGAAAAATGATGATGCAAATAAATGGGATGATACTTTTTCAAGTCCTTCCGCTCTCGTAACTGGTCCGTATACTTCAACTGGTCCTGATTTATCTCTTTTTCCTGAACCATTATTCACATAAGTTATATCTGGCCTATCTATTATATCAAACTTAGCACCGATGGATCGTTCTATACCATATACTTGGCAATCTTGT